TCAAAGAAATATTTATGTAAATCTTGCATAAAATCCCTAAAAAATGAATCAAGAAAAAATAAAGATTAATTATAAAAATATTGAAGAAATTAAATCTTATAAATTTAATCCCAGAAAAAATGAGAAAGCGGTTAAGATTGTTGCAGAATCTATTAAAAATTTTGGGTTTTTAGTCCCAGTTGTGATAAATAAAGAGAATGAATTAATTGCAGGTCATACAAGGATTGAAGCAGCAAAACTTCTCGGAATTAAAGAACTTCCAACAATTAAGGTTGAAAATTTATCTGACGAACAAGTAAAAGCCTTCAGAATAATGGATAATAAGTCCACAGAATATGCAACTTGGGATAGAATCTTATTAAAACACGAATTTGAAGGACTTCTTGGAAAGATGGATTTAAAATTGACTGGTTTCAGAGAAGCAGAAATCGAAGCAATTATTGATCCAACTGCAAAAGACTCAAAAGGGGATACTCCTGGGAAATATGCAATTGAACCAGGGAAAGTTTATGTTTTAGGAAATCACAGACTAATCTGCGGAGACTCAAAGGATCCTATGACTTACAACAAACTAATTCCTCCAAGAACAGATATTCACATGGTTTATACAGACCCCCCCTATGGAGTTAGCTACAAAGGGACCAACAATGCAAACGGCAGAGATTGGAAAGTAATTGAAGGAGACAAATTGAGAGGAGATGAATTATATAATCTTTTAGAAAGCTGCTTTGCACAAATAAATGAATATTTAATCCAAAACGGGGCTTTATATGTATTTCATGCCAGCTCCAACCAAATAATCTTCGAAAAAGCCCTAAACGAGGTGGGCTTTCAAGTAAAACAACAATTAATCTGGCATAAACACCACATCTTGGGCCATGCACACTATCACTGGACCCACGAACCAATCTTTTATTGCTCAAGAATAAACGAAAACCCCAAATTTTATGGAACCAGAACAAATAAGACATTCTTGGATGCATTGCAACCAGAAGACATGACAGAAGAACAAATGAGAAAAACACTCATCCAAATAAAAAATCAATCAACAGTAGTCTCATTCAAAAAAGACGCCGCAAAAGATTATATTCATCCAACTCAAAAACCAGTCAAAATGGCAGAACACTTTATAATTAATTCAAGTAGAATTGGAGAAAATGTCCTGGAACCCTTTGCCGGTTCTGGAAGCACATTAATTGCATGCGAAAACAAAAAAAGGAAATGTTTCGCAATAGAATACAGCCCAGACTTTGTAAGCCACATAATAGAGAGATGGGAGAAATTGACTGGCAAAAAAGCAAAAGATGAACAAGGAAAACAAATCCCAACAAGATAATGGAAGAAATAAAAAAACAGATCCAAAAGATCCAAGATAAGAATTTAAAGAAAAAATATGCCTCAAACGGGGACTTTCGAAGACTTGAACTATTAATTAAAGGAGAATTAACAAAATCTAAAAAGAAAGAGATAAAAAACCAATGGGCAATTGATGCAATATCTAACTCTCTTGCAGTTTCAATGAATAAAAGCACAGAACAAAGAAAAACTATTGAAATTTTACTCAATTTTATGCCCAGAAAATACTTAATTAAGGCCCTTTCAGAGTTGCATGACAGGAGATTTAAGGATTTAAAATGAAAAAAGACAAAAAAAGCCACAAAAAACAACAATTTTCTGAACAAGATTTAATAAGTAAATCAAAAGAGCATTATAAATTTAGTGGAAGTTCTAAAACAGTTGCCTTAAAAAAGAATTTTATGAATGCTTATGTTGATTCGGGAGGAAATATTTCCTTTGCATGCAAACAAGTGAACATAGATAGGGCCTCTTACTATCGGTGGCAAAAGAAGGACCCAGAATTTAAACGAATGACAGAAGAACTCTTGGAGGAGATCATCGATTCAGTAGAGTCACATCTTCAACAATTAATTCAATCAAAAGATGTCCGTTCAACAATCTTTTTTCTGGAAACAAAGGGTAAAAAGAGAGGGTATATTAAAAGAACTGAAAATATAAACACAAATCAGAATTTTGAGCATCAACCCAGAGAAATCCCAATAAAATTAAATTTGCCTAATGATGAGAAAGAAAGATTGGAAATGGAAAAGCGACTTGCAAATACAAGTCAAGAAGAAACAAAAGAGGTGTCAAATCTGCCACACAAAGAAAAACCTAACAATTCATCATATAATCCCAAAAAGTGAAGGCGGAACTGAGACAATAGATAATCTCCAAGTTTTATGCAGAGATTGTCATGATAAAATTCATAAAATAAGAAAAAAAAGGAAGTGGATCACAAGTAAAAATTTTAATGGATATAAAAGAAAATGAAAGAATTTGAACTAACACAAAAACAAAGCCTGGCATGGTCTTATTTGAGAGATCAACAAACAATGTTTTTATTATTTGGTGGAGGAGCAGGAGGAGGAAAATCTTATCTTGGAGTTGGGTGGTTGGTCACAATGTGCATTTATTATCCTGGAACGAAATGGTTCATTGGGAGAAAAGAACTTAAAAGATTAATGACTACTACCTACTTAACTTTTTTAAAATTTTGTAAAGAACATGATTTAAAAGAAGGTAGAGACTGGAAAATTAACGGCCAATATCATTATATTGAATTTGAAAATGGTTCCAGGATTGATTTATTAGATGTGGCTTATTTGCCAAGTGACCCTTTATTTGAGAGATTTGGATCAATAGAATATACTGGTGGTTGGTTAGAAGAAATAGGAGAAATAGAGTTTGAGGCCTTTGATACCTTAAAATCAAGAATCAACAGATGGAAAAACAAAGAGTACAATTTATTTCCAAAATTATTAATGACTTGCAACCCAAAAAGACACTGGGCCTATTACGAATTTGTAAAACCTTCCCGAGAAAATAGACTCCAAAAAAACTCAATCTTCTTACAATCTTTATATCTGGATAATCCATATACTGCAGAAGATTATGGAAAATCACTCTCAACAATCAAAGACAAAGCAAAGAAAGCAAGATTGATGTTCGGAGACTGGGAATACGAAGATGATCCAGCCCTTTTAATTGAACAGGATAAGTTGGATGATTTATTCACAAACAGCCCAAGAATCGGGAGAAAGAAATATCTAACTTGTGATGTGGCCCGATTTGGAGAGGACAAAACTATTATTTATTTATGGTCTGGATTCCACATTCAATCAGCTTATCAAATGAAAAAAAGTAGCATTAAAGAAGTTCGAGATGAACTTTATAAAATAGCCGCAAAAGAGCAAATACCAACAAGCAATATTATTGTAGATGAAGATGGAGTGGGTGGAGGAGTTAAAGATTTTTATCCAGGCATAAAAGGATTTGTGAATAATTCAAGTCCAATCAGAACTGAAATAGAGAAAAAACAAAAACTTCAAAATTATCGAAATTTAAAAGCCCAATGTTATTATAGGTTGGCGGATTACATAAATTTAGGAAGAATTTCAATCAACCCAGAAATCAATCAAGAAATAAAAGAAGGATTAATTGAGGATTTACAACAATTAAGATCAAAAGACCCAACAGATGACATGATCCAAGATATTATACCCAAAGATAAAATAAAAAAGGTCCTGGGAAGAAGTCCAGATTATTCAGATGCAATGATGATCAGAATGTATTTTGAGTTAAATAAAGAGGGGTTCTCGGTTAGAAGCGGATGATTACAGACCCAGTAAAACTACGGAGAATTTATGAGGAAAGAGAGTGTGTCATATGCAAAAAGAAGTTTTTTGTACCGAAGTATAAAAGGCATGGAAGACGGCCAGTGGGAATCCGACCAAGAAATGCCAAGACTTGTTCCTCAAAATGCTCAAGAGTCTATTCAAAAAATAAATGGAAAAGTATTTAATTTATAAAAACTATTAAAAAACATGGTAAGTGAAAAAAAATCAAAATCATTTAATTTTTTTAAGAAAGCATATTCAGTATTTAAAAAGAATTTTGTGACAACAGAAACTCCAATTGTGACAAAATATGGAAAAAAATCGGATTCATCAAAAGTGGCCAAATTCAAAGTAAACACAAATATTTTAAGGGATTATTTTTTGAGTGATCCCCTTATAAGGCAGGCCTTGCAAACAAATGTAGATAATATCTGTACTGAATATTTCTTTGAAAAATTAGAAAATTCCCCAGAAGCAGAGGCCCAAAAAGAGAGGGCCGAGAAACTATTTCAGCGGGATAATTTTGTAGAGAAATGGAGAAATCTCACGCTCTGTAAAGAAGTATATGATGATGCATATCAAGAAATTCAAGTTTACATAAAAAATAAGGAACTTGTATTTGATTCTTATGTTTTAGATACTCCCTCAATTTCAATTAAAAACAAAAAAGAGGGGGGGGTTGATTATTATTCTCAAAAATTACAAGGCAAAGAAGTAGCAAAATTAAAACCCCAAAATATAATTCACTACAGATTTAATGCTTTTGGGGATAGGGACTATGGTTTAAGTTTAGTTTCAACAGTTCTTTATTCAAGCGCAATCAGAAAATTCATCGAAAAATATAATGCTTCAATTTTTATGAACCATAAGCCCCGTGGAGTCTGGATGTTTCCAGGAGAAATGTCTGAAGAACTCTACAATTTAAATGTGGATTTAATAATTGAAGGAAAAAATGATCCAAACAAAGACTTATTTTTGAGAGGCACAAATATAGATTATAAAAATTTCCTAAATCAAAAAGAT